GTTTCGCCTGGCGCGGCGTCCCACCAAACGCTCCGTTCCCCCTCGTGTTCGAGCTCGTTAAAACGCTTGAGTGGCGCCCGTCTCCCATCTCGGGATTGACCCACGCGCCTCCTCGAACCATCAACGACTCCACGATGATTCACAAGGCGGTCAAACATTTGGACCGCCACGTTCCTGGATGGAGCGATCGATTGGCCTCTTCGGCCGTGGGCTTGGCTTCCAGTCTTGCCCAGAGTGCGTTCACCGGCGTCGCAACCCGTGCAGCGACCTCACTTCTAGGGTATGCGGAAGCCGCGCCCTATGCTGCTCTCACCATGCTGTGATTGAGCACCACCCATTCGCTGAGCCCAACAGCAACGCAATGACCTAAAATTGGAACTCGATTCAACTCACCTGGGGTGAGTAACGGTTTGGAAGCCGTGTTTCGTCCAGCATTCCAGTTCATGGTCATCGCACAGTACCCGTGCGGAGTCAACTCACGAACTCTTCTTCCGTGACACCCGTCTCCCATTACTGACCCGCGCGAGCCTGCCGCGCAATATAAGACAAGCAGAGAAAACCCCCTCCTCATGGGGGGGGAGGTGCGCCACGCACCTGGGGGTTGTATGTCTCCCGAAAACTAGTACCATTCGGTTCGCCGCCTTGGGAACGATCATATCGTCGACGCTTGACACGTAAATAAGAAGTGAACTATTCGAATACACTATCATGATTGGCTCTTGTGTAAATTCGAATACAGCCTCAAATCCGAGAAATCGGTCGGGACACCCACCCCGGGGAGTATATAAAAGCGGAAAGTCTCCCAACTGCTTAAAAGCCACAACCAGAGGAAAGTCTCGCAAAGCGAGCCGTGATGTCCACCGCGGGAAGAAAACAGGGAAGTCTTCCATCAAATACCCACCCAAGAACAAGGATCCCCATCGCAATATGGGGGTTGCTCGTCATCGACCCAAAACTCAGTTCGCCGGAAAGAGGATTGGTGAGGCGGATCACCCCGGTCCTTGCCACGTCAACAACTGCAGACACGAAAACTGCACGAGATTTGGCCACCACCACCGCCCCGGTGCGCAGGAGGGTGCCAAGAAACGACTGACAGAGAAGAAGAAGAAGAACGGGAGTAGTAAGCCAGCGCGATGGACAGTATGCACGGTCCATCTTGAAGCTGGAAAGTGCGGCATTGACAAGCCGCACGGCCACTGCACGTGCAGAGCCACTACCCACTACCACGATATGCTCCATGAGTACGCCGATAATGTCACCGCCTACTCACCATCGTCCCCGATGGCAATAATGGATGCGCTCGACGCCGAGCGCCATCAGGAGCGAGAGGAAGAGCTCACCCGCACATTTGGTGATCTCGACTTCATCCTCAACGAGCACAAGCAACAGCTCGTCGAGCCGGAAACCAAGTCGACGGACGACTCCAAACGCCAGGAGATATGCGACGCGCTGCTCGAAGAAGATGAGCAGTACGACCCAGGCGCCGAGATGTCCGATCCACCCGACTGGGGTTCCGAAGAGGATGAGGACGGCGTTTACGCCCCTTTTCATTGTGCATCAGCCCCTCCGCCGGCCGACCCGGATGAGGATAAACACAACACTCCGCCTAACCCTAACGGCGATGACACGCCTGCCTCATCAGATTTTAACACCTCCACAGAAGGTGTACCGTCCCAGGACGAGAACAAAGAGTCTTTGACTGATGAGAGTAGTAGTGACGATAGCGACTGCGAGTGGGTCAAGGGCATTGAGGGACTGTCGGTTGTCCGGGAGTCCTCCAAGCCCAAGCCTGCGATCAAGCAATCGCCCCCGGAGGTGCAAAAAATGACCATCTTCCTCAACGCGCAAGTTGGGGATGAGAATCTCCCCATCTTTGACCGGCTGACGAACTGGTTCAAACGGCACCTCCCGCTCTCCAAACTCGAGGAGACGACACTCGTCAATGCTGCGAGCGCCAACCTCTTCTCTGAGTCACTTCAACTGCTACCCACCAACGTGGATGTGGTACAAGCCTTTTGGCAGACTAGTGACCGGGGTGGATACACAATGGCGCAAGCCACTGGAACACTTGCACTGTTCCGCAGCCTCCTACCCGCGTGTATGGAGGTCGAGGTCTACAAGAAGATCCTTGATGATGCCGCGACTGACCCCAAGCTGAACAAGCAGGGCGTGGTTACCAAGGATTTACAGATCTCCAGTGCACTTGGACCAATCGTGACAGACTACGTCTTCACACACGCATCCAAACTCAAAGGGTGCTACGACAACCCGTCCCTACTGCAGTGGACTGTCATCGCCATCATGAACCAACTCACAGCCACCGCGCTCGTGAGAAGGATGGCGGGCAATGCTGGAGGGATGGATTTTCGGACCAGGGGTCGATCGCGCACAACGCGATCGTGAGGGCCCCTTACCTTATCGGAACGCGAGAATGCATCGCGTCCGAGCTCGAAAAGGGATTTGTTTATAACAACGAGTTCACTTGCGAGAAAGGTGAGGAGTACTTCATAAATGGTGAGATTTGTTTTCCTGGGGAGAAATATACTCGTAATCCAAAAGGAGGTGTGCGTGCCGATTCCACTTACCGCACACGATTCGGTCCATGCGTTGAGCACAATGGACAGATCTACGAGAACTCTAATCACAACGTGTCACTTGCCATGCGCCGTCTTACGCGCGTACGCAAGGCCGATCTCAAGCTACACCGACGGCTTCAAGCCAATCAAATCATCTTCTTTGAGGAGCATGAGGAGATCATCGATGAGCTTCGGGAGAGTTACACCAACGTGATGAGTCAATTTTCTACCCATGTTAGCGAAGCTGAGGAACACCATGCTGACCCACATGCTAAAAAGCTACTCAGGGAGCAGGCCTGGCAGGAGCTCATCGAGACCGGAGAGGTCACCGGTGACTTATGGCTGCGCTATGTTACGTACAAGATGAAGAAGGACGAATGGGCAAAACCAGGGAAGGAACCC